CGACACGCGCCCGCGCCCGTTTGGCGCCGGCCTGCGGAGCAAACCAACCGATAGCCTTGTCCAGGATGTTCATGGGTTCAGCCCCGCGAAAACTTGGTGACGCTGGTCCGAGAGGCGGGCCGCGTCGCGTGAAGGGGGTTCGGAACACCAAGCGCCGCGGCGGTGGTGGCGATAGCCGTCGTCAGGTCCCGCATGGAGCGGTAATCCACCCGCTTGCCGTCGATGGTGACGCTGGTTGTGCCGGCGGCCCATGCTGCAACCAGGGTGTCAAGGTGCGTCTGCGTCAGTGCCATGCTCTACCGCCTTCCCCATCCGCCGCCGCGCCCGCCAAGCCAGCCGCCACCGGATGACCGGCGGTCTTCCTGCCGGGGCTGTTCAGTTTCGGCCGCCGGTGCCGGCGCCTCTGTCGCTTTTGCCCGCGGCTGCTCGGCCTTCACCGGCACCGCGAACGTCTTCCGCAATTCAGCCCATCGCGCAGCGGTCCAGCGCTCCATTCCCATGGCGACGGTGCAGGCGCGGGCATATTTCCAGCCGTCCAGCGCCTCCGTGGCGTGGACCTGTTTCCATTCGCCGCGATCCTCAACCCACTGGTCGCCGACAAGCTGTTTGCACACCTCTTCGCTGGCCACCCTGTTGAGGTGGACATAGCCGGCCGGAAAGCCGGCGCCGTTTGCCGCCTCTTCGTCGGTCGGCGGTTGCAGGCTCAGCTTGCCGTAAAGCTCCAGGGTCAGGACGTGGCCACCGATCATGCCGAGTTGGAGGCCGCGCTTGCGCCTGCCGCCCCTTGGGCTGGCCTCTCGGACACTGGACCATGCAAAGGACGGGGCGCCTATCGTGCTCGCTCCCTTCACGGGGATGACCAAGCCCGGATGTTTCTTCGCCCATGCCTCCACCTGTGTGGTGGCAAAGCCGGTGTCTGCTCCGACCTTCGACAGGCGCATGTCCACGCCCGATGGATGCCGCCATGTGCCCTGAATGACGCGGGACGCTTCGTCCCACACGGCGGCGTCGTAGGGATTGCCGGGGATCACGACGTGGTCGACCAGCCAGCATTGGAAATCCTGCCCCCATGCCCATACGAACAACTCAAGGCGACCGGGGCTTTTCTGGACGTCGAGACCGCCGGTCAACACCAGCCCATCGGCCGGAACGTCCTGATAGTCTTCCCGTCGGTCGTAGAGGCCCCGCCATGCCGGCGCTTCGCCCTTCACCTCGTAGGTCTCGGCCAACACCTGATTGACGAACACCCGGAGCTTGTTCGGGTCTTTTTTCGCCCGGACGAACTCCTTGGCGATCTCCACCCAGGCGGCACCGGGGAACTGCGAATAGGCGGCCCAAATGTGAAACGAGCGGTGCGGCCAGTTCTGCGGCGCATGCGCCCGCCACTCGCCCCGTTCGTCCATCTCGGCTTTGTGCTCCTCCTCGATCACGCAGCCGTTGACGCAGACGTACCAAGCCTTGGTCGGTGCGTCCTTCGGCTCAAAGCGGATGCCGGCGCCGGTGCCGTTACCGAACACCAGGACCTGCATTTCGCCGCAGTGAGGACAGGGGACGTAGCGGTATTCCTGCGTCCCCTGCTCAAACAGCGCGTCGATCTTGGAATGCCCCTTGATCGTCGGGGTAGAGCCGGCCGCCTTCAGCGGATCGTCGGAGGTGAGGCACCGCTTGAAGGCAAGCTCCACTTGGTCGCCTTCGACACCAGCCGTCGGGGGATAGCCGTCCGGCTCCTCCAGGATGACCTTGTCTGCGGTGATGCGGCGGAACTCCTTCGGGCTGTTCGCCCCCTTGATCTTGATCCAACCGCCCGGGAAGCGTTTCGACCGAATGGTGTTGCTGCTGTTCCGCGTCTTGGTGGAGAACAGGCGCCGCACCGCTGGCCAGAGGATCAGCTTGGACACATCGTCCTTGGCGAAGTCCTCCGCATCGTCCACGGTCGGCTGATAGACCAGCACGCGGCTAGGCGACTGGTCAGCGCAATAGGCGATGTAGTTCTTGACGATCTGCGAATAGCCAATGCGGCTGGATTTCTTCGCCGTGATCTGACGGACACCCGGCTCGGTGAAAGCGTCCATCATGCCGATCTGAAAAGGGAACGGCGTGTAGCGCCCCCCATCCTCCAGCCGGGCATTTTTGATCGACCAATCCGACAGCGTCATCCGGCGGCGGGGCTTCAGCGCCAGCAGCCACCGGGCGACATGCTCGGCCAGCAGGGCGCCGCGGACGCGGACGACGTCATTCGTCTGCATCGTCGTCCCCGTCATCGTCTCCGCCGCCCATCTCTTCGACGATCCGGGCCGCGCTCAATTCGTCCAGCGCATCCTCCAGCGCGTCGGCGATGCGATCTTTCAGCCGGCTATCGGCCTTGGCCACCTTCGCAGGAATGCGCAACAGTTTCGCTTTGACCATTTCGATGACGGACACCACCGCGGCGGTGTAATCGCCGATCGGCACCAGCTCCCCGCGCTTCTCCGCGTTGCGCATGGCGTAGTTGTCGGCCTGCTCCTTCGCCAGCCGCGCTTTCTCCGCCACAAGGTCCAGGCCTTCCGCTTCAGCGCTATCCGACGCCCGGCCGGCGGCCCGCTCCCGAAGATGCCGAATGTAGGCAACCCGGCAGGCGTCCAGGTCCATTTGACTGCGCGCGTCAGCGTTGAAAACGCCCCGCGCTTTCAGGTCCCGGACGGAACGGTCGGTCAGATCGAGGTGTTCGGCGACTTCCTTCTGAGTTGCCATGGCCACACCCCACCCACACGCCATAGGGGAAGCGGAACCCCCTTAGCGAAATCTCACACCTAGACGATGATCGGGCTTGTCCCACCCCTGATAGGGGGGCCACCCGGAAGGACCCACGAACCACCCCCTACCCCCGCCCACCCCCTAGGCGGCCCCGTCCTGCCCGTCAGGCGGCCCGTGGATGGCCTCTCCCGCATCGGACGCGCGATGGAGCGTCCCGACGGACGACGCATCAGCGGGCATCCTATGGACCGGCCCTCTATGGGAGGGTCAGTCTTCCGACTGGTCTCGGCCCCTTCGGATCGGAAGGGACGTGGCAGTGTCACGGCCCCCGGTGGTCGGGAACATCTGGTCGACCAGCAGCAGGGCGACGTAGACCAGCGCCAGCACCACCATGGCCGCTCCCCATGCACTAGCCCGGTGCATGGTCACAGCCCGGTCAAGAGCCAACCACTGGCCAGCACGGCGACGGCGGTGAGGATGCCGGTGGAGAAGCCAACACCGAACCCGATGGCGAAGACGTCTCCGTCCGGGTCGTGACTTGAACTCACCCCCTGCGTCGGGGCTGGCGGAGTGGGCAAGGCGTCCACCGCGGCGATGGTCGACCGCATGGAGCGTGGCGCCCCGTTGATCCACACAGGCGGGGGAGGAGGAGGCTTCATCCCTGCGTTCCCTCTCACTCGGCCTTCAGCGCGTCAGCGATCATGGCAGGGAAGCGGGTCCCCCACTGCCGGATGACGGCGTCCAGATCGAGGCGCTTGCGGATGGTCGCTTCCTTCACCAGGACGAACATCAGCGTCAACTTGGCCTCTCGGCCCTGTGCGAGGCGCCCGGCCGTGGCCTTGCGTGAGCCACCGGACTTGCCCGAGATGACGTCAGCGAACAGCAGGACGGACTTTCCAGCAGCGATGGAGCGGAGCGGGCCGAACCGTTCGGCGACCTGTTCCGGGGTGAGGTAGCGACCGCGCGCACCCTTGGGGCAATTCTTCGTCGGGATCGCCAGCCACCCACGCTTAGAGCGGATCGTCGCCCCATCGTTGAAGGCGTCTATGATGCCTTCCCACTTGGCAGCGGCCTTGCCGCGGACGAACACCTCTGCGGCAGGGTGGAGGCTGGCGCGACTGCCGCCGGGGTAGGCACTGTATCCCAGCGCCCGGCCCAACTTGCTGAGGCCAGCATTCGACATGGCGGACCGCAGCTCATCCCGCATCGTGGAGGCGGCATGCTCCGTGACGTCCGTAACAAGGCGCGCGGTCTGTTCGGTCCAGTCCTCCAGCAACCCGTCCAGGCTTCCGGTGATAGTGATGCTGGCGCGCATCAGAGGCGCCCCGTCTTCAGGACCATGACTGTAGCAATCAGCATCACAATCGTGGCCGCTCCCATCAGGGAGTAGAACGCCCGGTCGGCCCTGCGCATGCGCCGCTCTTCCCCCTCCGTCCAATTGGGCGATGGGGGGAGGCGGCCCGACATGGTCAGGCGCCAACCTTCTGTTGACGCAGAACCACGCTGGTCAGCCCGCGCACCTCTTCGGCGACGGACCGGACGTCTTCGGCGACGGCTTCAAGCTGTTGGGCGATGACCGCCATGCTCTGCGCCGTCTCAGCCTGTGACTGTGCGGTCAGGCGGAGCGCTTCAACCACCGTGGCGGCATCCGGTCCAGGCATCGGCCGACGGCACCAAATCCAGGTCACGGCGATAGCGCTCAGACAGACGATGGCCGCGAACTGCGCGGCGGGGCTTAAGCCCGCGATGGAATGCAGGGTATCCCCGATATCGGGGAGGGAGAGGCTGTCCATGGGCGGTCAGTCCTTCAGAGGGGTTGGCGCCTAGTCGGACTGACCGGCGGCGAAATGGTGGGAGGGAGGCGCGCGACGAAAGCGGTGAGGGAGCCGCCCCGCCGCGCTGCACAACCTTGCCCGAGGGAAGGCACGAAAAAACCCCGCGCCGTTGGGACGGGGCGGGGCCATGATCGTGTGCGCGTGATACGCACCCTGACACAGTAACCGGGAAGTCGTATTCGGTCAAGACCCTGACGCATCCAGAGCGCGAAGATGCTTCCGCGCGGCGTCGTAGAGTTCATTCCATGTATCGAACACCGCAACCCATGGGGCGCCATTCAGCGTGACTGACCGGACGATGATCCGGGCCTCTCCGTTTTGGTCGGGGCCGTCCCGATCTTCCCGATAGAGGAGTTCACGCGGGATGCCGGCATGGAGGACACGGCCGAACAGGACGTTATCCCCCAGGCCGTAGGTGTCCGCGATGCGGTCCAACCCCATCCGCAGCGCGGCCTTATAGCGCTTCATGACGGACCGGGCATGGCTTGCCGACAGCTCCGTGATGGCCCGGTCCTGGATCACGACATGGTCGATCACGGACCACGGAGTGATGCCCTCAAATGCGGGGAGTTGCTGGACCGCAACGCGGGCGGCTTGAAAGCGGCGGGAGGCGGACACGGCGAAGTCTTCCCAGCACCGCCCCGCGTCCGGGCTGATGGAGCCGATCGGCGGGGCGGCATCGTCCCGCGCTTCCTTCGCCCCGGACATGACCTTGATGTCCTGCGCCAGTCGGTCGCCCGCTTCGTGCTGCCGCATGGTCAGCAGCTTGCGCTGGTTCAGGGTGTCCAGGCTGGAGACGGCACGGGCGCGCATCTGCCCGGCCCGCATCGTCCCCTCTTCCACGATCTCGCCACGGTCCCGGCGGAGACGTTCCGGGGTGACGACACCCACCCGCCCGACCTGTTCGGCTTGGCGCGACCGCTCGGCCGTCTTCAGCGACCGGGCGCGATCTAGAAGGAGGTCCGTCACCAGATCGGTGACGTCCTCCAGATCTCCATCCTCTTCCGACTTCCTGAAGTGCCGGCGGATGACCTTTCCGTCCGCCAACCCGAGTTCTGCCGTCCAGTAATCCGGCAGATCGGTACGGCGCTTGGCCATGGCGTCGACGGTCAGCGTCACCGGAAGCACGAAGGCGACCGGCAGGGCGGGCTTAACAGGGGTGGCGGTCGCCAGCATCATGCCTCCTTGAAATTCAGCAGGTCACCGGCAAGCGCCGGCAAGGCGTCATCCGGTCCGTTCGGCCCGGCAATGGCGGCGGCCCGCATCACCGCGCCAAAGCCCGGCATGGGGAGCCACCAAATCCGAGACACCCCGTTCTCAGCAATCCAGGCGCGGGCGCGTTCCTGGAGGTGCGGATCGGCGCAGACAGACAGCACCGCCGCAGTGTGGGGGCATCTGGCCATCAGCGGGGCGCCGGTGGCGTTCTCATAGAGCCACACGGCGACGTCGACCGTCAGGCGGGCGGAGTCCAGCGCCTCCGTCACCACATCCTGAAAGGTCCGGCCTTTCGGTGGCACGAAGTAGAACCACCGGCCGGCTTGAAGGTCCCGCATGCCCTGCCCGTCCAAGGGGGCGTAAATCGCCTCCTCCAGTGCGTGGCTGGTCTCGATGGCCAATGACACAGGGCCACCGTCGCGGCCCGCCTTGGCGATGCGGACAGCGACGTCATGGACCTTGCGGAAGTCGTCTCCGAACCGGTCGACCAGCTTCCGAACGATGGCGGTATGCGATGACTGCATGTTCCCCTCCATTACGCTGCGACCGGGAGGACCGGGGCCGTGCCGGTGCCGTCCTGCTGGCGGTCAGCGAAGGCGCGAAGGGCCGTCGCCATCTGGTCGCAGAACTGCGCCGCTTCAGACGCCAGCCGGGCGCCGCGGGCATTCGGGGCGAAGTCGAAACCGCTCATGTCCAACATGGCGGAGTTCAGAGCGGACACCAGACCGCGCATCACCTTCTCGTGCTCCGGCCATTCATGTTCCGCCGCCTGCGTCTTGGCCAGATAGGCGCGATGCTCCTCGATCTCCTTCCGCAAGGTCTGTTCGGCTTGGTGGTGCCGCTCGGCCGCCTCTTGGGCCACACGGCGTTTCCGCTCGATCTCCTCCAGCTCGGCCCGCCGCTCGGCAAGCGTTCGCTCAACGATGGCTTCAGCCTCCCGGGCGGCGGCTTCCTGCGCCTGCGCCTCTGCCGCCTCCAGCGCCTCCTTGGCCTGTCTCGCCTCTCGCTCGGCGTCGGCGATACGCTCAGCGAATTGCGCCTCTGCTACCGCCCGCGCCTCCTCTTCGGCCTCCTCCAACTTCCGCTCTGCATCCCGCTGCGCCATGGCGAGTTGCTGCTGGAGGTCGTTCCGCGCCGCTATGAGATTGGCTTCCCGGTTGCTGGCCTTCTGCGCCTTTTCGACGGACAGGGATTGCAGGTCCAACAGGTCGCGTTGCGCCCGGTCCGCGGCGTCCCTGGCCTCGCGCGCCTCCCGCTTTAGCCGCTCGATCTCGGCTTTCGTGACGTCCTCACCGGCCGCAATCCGCGCCTCCACCGCGTCGCGGATATCGTCGGCTGCCGGCTGCGCCAGAAGACGGAGAACGGTCGTGCTGGTTTGGAAGAGCCGTCCCTGACCCGGGTCAAGGACGGCGTCGCCGTATTGGGTCCAGACGTTCAGGTATTGCGACGCCATACCGCTGGACAGCCACGGAAGGCGGGCGCCCCGCCACTCTCCGAACCCTTGGTTTGATGGGAACTCGTCGCGCGCCTTGGCCAGAGCCTCCGCCGTCTGCATCATGGCCGTGACGGCGTTCTGGTGACCAGCTTCCACGCGGGCGGCGTAGAACTCCAGGCGCGACGCCGCGTCAGCAGGGATGCCGGCGCCAGCGTAATTGAAGAGGGACAGGTCGCCGCTCATTGGACGGCCCCCACGGGGAAGGTGGCGCGGCAGAAATCGGCAATGGCGGTGATCGACTCCTTCACCTTCGCCCGGATGGCTTTGCGGGTGAGCTTCAAGGCGATACCGTTCATGATTTGTGCTGCCGCCGCCTGCTCGGCAAGGTCGACGTACCGGACCAGCCATGCCGGCATCCGGTCGCGCAGGTTGGCGCCGTCCATGATCTCTCTGACCGCCTTCGAATTGAGACCGAACGGCGCGTAGACCATGGAGGTGATGTAGACAAAGGCCCGACCTTTTGCCGATGTCGCGTTCCCTTCCGGGTCGACATAGCTTTCAAACGCCTGGATGGCGTCGGTCAGTTGCCGGCGGCTTTCCGTGCCCAGCACGCGGGCCGCAGCCAAGACCGGGTCCACCTCTGCGCCCGGCCCCAGTAGCGCGACCGCTTTCGAGCGGCGGGACGACTTGGCGGGGACGGTGGCGATCTGCTGGCCCGGCTCCGTGGAGACCTGGACCGTGGAAGGCGATGGTGAGATAACGCGGGTATCCATGACGCTCCCTCAAGCGAAGTGGAGGAACGGGAGGTGGGCATGTCCGTTGTTGGCGCTTCGATACATGCTCGCCTCCCAACCATCAAGACTAGACCGGCAAAGACTTGAAATCGCCAAAGCAACTTCAGACCATCCCGGTCAAGGCCATAGTATAGCACAACCTGACGACGCCGCGAAACATTTGACGGTGGCGAATGCCATGGATTGCTTACATGCAGGACA